GAATTTGGCCCCTCAATCAGCCACCTGTAGTTGAACTCTGACTGACGGATGCGAACGGACTTGCCCGACCGTGAAAAATCATGGCCGCCTTTTTGCATGAGCGGGTAGCCCATGGGGTCGTGCATGACGTAATACTGATCGCCAACCGGGCTGTGTTTGCCCTGGACCCCAGTAATCACCGACCAATGGCCGCAAGAAAGGCCATTACACGTTGGCGGTTCGCCTTTGGTTAGGTCGCCCTTGTCGTACCAGCCAACAAGAACAGCGGATCCGCGAGATATGGCCGCTTCGATCATCTGCGGATTGCCCTCTTGAGTGAACTCCACATCCAGGCCCAAAAACTGGAGCGTTTGGAGCTGGGCGTTGACGCTGGTGGTGTCCCCAAACTTGGATAGCCGCCAGATGTACTCGTTATCGCTAGAGACCAGATTGACGCTGGCTGCGAGCATGGCGGCGGAAGAGGCGAAACAATCACGCCACCCATCGGGACCGTTGTCGGTTTGCTTGAAATAAGGGACATAGACCTCTTCGTCAATCCCAGCAGCCCGCCACGCCTCGAACCACTGGCTGTCTTCCTGTAGAAGCTCAGCAGGCATGGCATCTTGTAGGGCCGCAACGCCAGCCAGGTGATAGGGCGAGTCATCCCTGAAATGTTGAAAGAAGGGCAGCAAACTGAGCACGCTCAGAAAACCTACAGACGGCCCGATAATGGCTGGTCGCAAACGCTTTCGCCAACTGTGTAGCCGACGATAAAAACCAGCGTTGAACTGCACAACAGCAGCATGACCGCGCCGCCCGCAACGATCCAACCCGTCAACGAAAAGACGGACATTCTCATTTTTCAATTCTCTTTTCCGGGTACATGAACTTGACCACATAGGAAACGACTTGATCGTCTATTTGTGATTCGGTCGATTTGGCGTACTCGGTCAAAAGATCGACCACCAGTTTTTTGACTCCCTCCGATTGCAAGAACCGAAAGAGGATTGGGCGGATCAGTAGCAGCATGGTTTGGCCTGATCGTTACCCTTAGAGCGTAGCTCTGTTAGGCCATGGCAGAAACACCGCAAACCAAGTCGGAAGAACAAGAGGACCAAGGCCATTCTTGGCTGGGTGATGTTGTTCGCGTGACCATCCTTTTGTGGTCGATGGGAATCCTGACTGCGAACTATCTGGGCATCTTTTCCCAATCTGTCGATCCAACTTTCCCGGCGAGTTTGCTTACGGGTACGGCGGCTTCTTATTCGCCAGCACTCGGCAAACTTGGCAAGAAAAAGAAAGAGGACAACGGCGTTATCGTTGATAACAGTAAAACCAATGCAGGCATCAAATGACCCGCACACTTTTGGTATTAGGCATCACTTTGTTGGCTGCCCCTGCCCATGCTGACATCAATCATGTTCTGACCCAATCAGCTCAGATCAGCATTGATCAGGCTTACAGCTCAGCCAAACGAATCGGTTCTACCTACAGCGCATCAGGCTCAAATGTGACACCAAGCGTCACCAGTGGGAGCACCACAACCAGCGGGGCCATTGGCGGTCTGAATCTTGGCAGCCTGACCAGTGGTGTCCCAGCCATGGTTGACACGAATTATGCGGTGACTACCGCCGGTTCTGCTTTCTCATTTAGTGAGTCAGCAGTGATTGGCGACACGATAAGTTCAGCCACTGAGGTGACTGCTACCACTGGCACCGTTGACGACCTCCCAAGTTACGGCGAAGTCGTCACGGGTTCGGGCGGCGTGAAATCAACCTTGGCTGCGACGGCCCTTTCAAGCGGGATCATGTCGATTACAGCAGGTGGAGCGGGTACAAGTGCAATCCTGTCCAACAAGATGTCACTCGAAATTGATTAGAGCTTGGCTGCTGGTTTTGTTGTTGCCTAGCTCTGCTTTGGCCGCTCCAATCGTTCCGCAGTTCACTCAAGGTCAGCTCAATTCAAGATCAGAATCCACCACGATCATCAACGAAACGATTACGTCCCACAATTATCGGACGGGTTACAGCTATTCAGCGGCAGGTCATAATGTCGAAACTGTTGGAGATATTCCTATTTCTCCTGACGCTACCGTCACGAACAATCAGACAGTTGGTGGAGTCAACTTTTCATGGACAAGCCCAAACCTTGAAACTAAGCCCCAATGGCAAGTAATCAATCCCGGCGCAAGTTGGAGCATCACAGAATCCTTCCTTTCTCCGGGCTTAGATGCAGTAACTACGATTCAACGCACCATCCAAACCGAAACTGTAACCGAGTCGCAGTCGGTGTTCTCGCAGTAATTGCTGCCCTTGGTGGGCCGGTTCAAGCAAATACAACAGTGGCAAATCCCCAGAGCACCAGCACGGGCCAAGCCACTGTGAACGCTTATCAGATGATGACCGGGCCGCATCCTATTTATCGGATGTCGCAGGGAATACAGTGCCCTGGGCCAAGTCTCACTTTTTCGCCATTCATTACAGGGGCCAGAAACTGGGATCTTCCGTTTGAGTCTGTAACCCGAACGCCTGTGTATTCGACAGCCGATGCAAACGACGACTCCGAGCCAGACTCCCCTGGGAAGGTCCTCTACTATTCAGAGCTGCCACGCTTTGAAAAAGACCGACGCTCGTTAAATCTGGGCATCACGGCCACCTTTTCTATTCCATTAGATGGTGGCCTAACTGCTAGGTGTAAGCGTGCCGTAGAAACAAACATCAAGCTTCAGGAACAATTGCTTTCCACTAAACGGCTAGAGCACGAGCTTTTTAGGGCCAAGCAATGCGGTGAGTTGGCTAAAAGTGGGATTCAATTTACTGGCCGAATGTCTGTTGTTTGCAGCGACCTAATAGTCAACGTTCCACCCGTAAAAATGGTGCCGCACGTTCACTCTATTTCCGCGCCTTCCGCTGATTCTTCTGACGCTCAAAAGTAGACGGGCGATCTTCCTTCTTACGGGTTACGACCTCTTTTAGTTTCGTAATTATCTTTTTGACCACTGGCTTGACGATACGCAGCAGAAAAGGCGTACTCAATGCGGCGGTAGTAGCAAGCACGGCAATGCTTGCAGTTTGAGCCGCTTCATAAGGCGATGGAACAGCTTTGATTAGCTGCTCCGTTACTGGCACGTTTCTATAAACCTCTTTGCAGACGCCATCCACTAACTCGTAAGACTCAAGAATCTTGCGGCCATTGGGTGACAGCGTGCCGACTTCTTTGGCATCTGCTGGCGGACACTTCACCTCTGGCGGCGGCTTGTCTTCCGGTGGTGGTTTCGGCTTGGTCTTTTGCCCTGCTGGTGGTTGCTCTTGCTGCTGGTTTTGCGCGGGCGCTGGCTCGATGATCTGCAGTTTTTTTGGCTCCCACTCCATCGGCGTGTAGCTGGGGAGCTGGCCCTCTGTGCAGGCAATGCCGACACCATTCGGATCAACACGAAGAAGCGATGGGTTGAGTTGTGCATCCCTATGAACCCTTGCACAACCAGGCACCTGATAAATCGGAGCAGGTGGTAACTCTGCTGTTACCGGTGGGGCGTAAACGTACGGCTCAGGAATTATTCGCGGTTCAATGCTTCGGATTTGTATATCCGGAATGTCAGGCATACAGTCAGAACGGTGACTTAGGAAGCTCGACTGCTGGACCTGTTGTCTTAGGCAGCTCAGGCATTTTTGGGACAGGCACTTGATCAAGGATCGTTTCTGTCAGCTCAAGTTGCATCTCGCTCAGATAAAGCTTCATCATTGACGGGATGCGCGTATAAGCCATCACGCCGATCACAGCCAAGGCCGTTGAAATGGTGAAGCCGAGAACACCCAGCAAGTTGAAAATTTTTTGGCCCATAGTTTTTAGGTAAACAAAAAGCCCCCTTTCGGGAGCCTCTTGTTGTCTGTGTGGGGAGACTTCTGAGTTATACCTCAGAGATCGAACGTTTTGCCAACTTTAAGGTTGAAGGTGGTGTCAGAGTCGATGCTGGCAAAGCTCAGCTCGCTGTAACCCGCACCGAAGTTGTAGCCCGCCTTACCGCTGACGCCCACCTCAGTGTCGCCAGTGTCCGGAACCTGGACCATAGGCCCAATTTGTGCAAAAAAGCCTTCGCCCTTAGCGCCGAGGTGCAGGTCAACGGTTGCGCCGGTCACGCCGTCTTCGCCAGCTCCGACGTTAGCTTCTGGATTGAAATAAAGCGGGCCTGAAATCGCAGACAGGGGGGCCAATGCACTGACCGCAATGACGGCGGCACCAGTCACAAAAGATTTGATCATTTTGGGAAGAGACGTTTTCCGTAGGTAGATTAACCGCCCTAGTCAATGGACGGTTTTGGATGTGATCTACAGGGTCAGTTTTCATCTATTCCAGGGAACGTTGAGTAGTGCTTTTTGTGCAGTCCCGTGTAAAGACCACGCTTTGGGTGATCTGGCTTGTCCCGCCCTTCCAGCATAAAAAGCATCTCCATCCATTCCACACGATTCCGCATCGCAGTTAAATCTTCTGCCCCTGGCTTGCAGGGAATCATTGGGTCAGGTCTTTGCATCAACTAGAAGCCATCAGGCCATGAGCACTAGCGAATGCTAATAGCGCCTCAACCTTTGCCTCAAGCGTCACGCAATACTGCAACAGCTCGGCATTCGTTGGAGCCGCAGCGTTTGCAATCGTGTTGGTGTCGTTAGCGGTTGGCAATGATCCACTTGAAGCAGACGTGGTGATGTCTGCAACGTGCGTCGATTGCACAGCAGCCGTAGCACCAAAGAAGCCAATAGTGGCCCCATTAACTTCAAGCTGCGTCGAAAGCGTGCCAGCTTTCTCAACTTTGAACTTCAATGCGCCGTCTTCTGATTCATCAGTGGCGTCGCTGATGCTGCCTTCAATCGCGCAATAGTTCAGCTCTTCCGGCGTTCCGTTGTCATTCTTGCCCCGGAAAAATACGGTGCTTAAAACGTCAGCGTCTTGACCAGCACTTGATGCACCACGGCGATGAAACAGAACGATGTCACCACCAGAGCCTGCATCGTCAGCAGTGCATTCCGACTGGATCTGCGTGCCGGTTGAGCTGGTCGTCAGGTGCAGCGGCTTGGTCGGCGTGGCTTCGCCAATACCAATAAATGAGCCATGCAGACGCAAACGGCTGGCATTGCTGCCACCCGCTGAAGTCATCAAATCAAGGATGCCGTCTTCAGCCCCGTTCGTGACGGTTTTGATCGATGCACTGACTTGTGCATAAGCGTGGGTATTGCCACCAGAGTCTTCACCACGGAACTCAAGATTGCCGAGGTTGTCGCTAGCGGCAGGTGATGCGCTGTTGCGATACAGCACCAGATCTGGCGCAGTATCTAAGCCCGCATCGCTGTTCTCAATAATGACTTGGTCTGTGGTGTCGCTGCCAAAAATGTGGAGCTGTGCCGCAGCCGTGCCAGAGCCAACCTGGAAACCAGAGGTTGTGAACTTGGCGTTGAACGTTGAGTTGTTGCTGATCGCAATCTCATTAGCCGCCGTCCGAAAAATGCCAGACGTGGCGTTGTCGCTTGCAAAGCCGATTGACGGAGCACCAACCGTGCCATCAGGCAAGGCGCGGAACAATGTTCCGTAAGTGATCTTTTTGTTCTTGTCGGCGTTGTCAGCCTCTGAGATATCTACGACTGGGAAAAGATCTCCAGACGCAGGTGCAGTTAGCTCGGTCAGAGCTGAGATTTTGCGATCAGCCATTTACTCAAGCCTGTCCGGCGGTGATTGCTGCGTTTAAAGGTGCAAGATCTTCTGTTGTCCAGTAGTCCTTAGCAACCATGATCTGCAGGTGCTCGACATTGCGGGCAACTGTTGCTGTCTGGTCATCGTCGCGGGCATCAAGTGCCATCAAGTCAGTGATGACAGTGACGGAATCCAAAGCTGCAGAATAGTGCTGGGCAATTTCTGCAGCAGTCAGAGTTTCTTCGGGCATTGTTTTGTAAGAAGTGGAGGTCAGATGCCTGCAGCATCCAGTCTAGCTTTGAGTGCGGTATTTTCTGCAGACAGTTCTTGCACCGCTTTAACCAGCGGCATCACAAACATCTCGTAGCTAATGCCTTGGATGTTTTCATTGTCAACAGTCCAACCAGCAAAGTCAGTCACGTTGTGATCATCAAGAGCTTGCTTTACTTCTTGAGCAATAAAGCCATACATCTTGTTGGTGTGGTCAGCTTCGGTCTTGTCTGCGTTGTAACCAGAAAGGTTGGTATCAAGCTCTGAAGGTGCTTTCCATTTATAAGTAACGGTTCTAAGGTCGTTAATAAAACCAAGACCCAAATCAGCATTGGTTTGAATGTCTTTCTTTAGGCGAACATCGGAGCTGCGAGCCCACGATGCGTTTGAATTGAACTGGTTATAGACGCGGTTCCCTGAGCTGCCAAAAGTGAAATAAAAATCACCTACAGCCGAAATGCTGTTACCGATGTTAATTGAATGTACTTGGCTATTCGTAGCAGTGTCAACGCCAACACCAATGCAAACGTTTGCATCGCCAGTAGTAATTGTGACACCCGCACCTTTGCCTAATGCAGTGTTGTGATTGGCAGTGGTGACGTTATAAAGAGCACTTAAACCAACCGCTGTGTGATTAATGCCAGTGGTGTTGCTATGAAGAGCCTGTTTTCCTAGAGCTGCGTTGCTGTGACCAGTTGTGGTGTAACTGAGAGATTGATAACCAACAGCAGTGTTGTCGCTCGCGGTGGTGCTTGCCCCTAAAGCGTCATAACCCACGGCAACATTGTAATTCCCTGTTGTATTTGAATCGTTCGCATAATTTCCGATCCCTATGTTCTGGGTTCCAGTTGTGTTTGATCCGAGTGCGTTGTACCCAACGCCAGTATTGTGATTGCCTGTCGTGCTTGCTTGAAGCGCAAACGTCCCGACGGCTACTTGCTGTGTGCCTGAAGTGTTAGCCGTTAAAGCATTTGCGCCTACTGCCGTGCAGTTGTCATAGTTACCTGCTGACAATGCACCTGCACCAACAGCAACATTTCTAACGCCGTTTGTCATGGCATCTAGAGAATACGAGCCAACGGCAACGTTTGCTCCACCAGTGGTAACACTGCCCATGGCGTTATATCCAACGCTAGTGTTTTCATTAGCAGTGGTGTTTGCTTGAAGAGCATAGGCTCCGAAAGCTGAGTTTGTAACACCAGTGGTGTTGTTAGCAAGAGAGTTTCTTCCAGTGGCTGTGTTATTAGAGCCAGTGGTGTTTGATGTTAAAGATACATAACCGACAGCCGTATTGGCACTAGCGGTAGCGCTTGCATCAAGAGCAAACGCACCAACAGCTACGTTTTGCGAGCCAGTAGTGTTTACATCAAGTGCTTCTGAACCGACTGCAGTGTTGTCACTACCAGTGGTGTTCAACTCTAAAGTATCTTTACCAACAGCAGTGTTGTTGCTTGCCGTAGTATTTGAAGTTAACGCATTTTTGCCAACACCACAGTTATTTACCCCACTGGTATTTAGTTTGAGTGCTCTATATCCAATAGCAGTAGTGGTAGAACCAGTTGTATTTGCAGCAAGAGTTTCAAATCCAACAGCTACGTTGCCAACGCCAGTGGTGATTGATTTTCCGGCATCCCAGCCAAAGGCACTGTTGCTGTTCCCAGTGGTGTTTGAAATCAGAGCCCTGTATCCGCTAGCTGTGTTTTGGGTGCCAGTGGTGTTGTCAGCAAGAGCATTACTTCCCAAAGCAACGTTTTCACTGCCAGTGGTGTTTGCAGTAAGTGAGTTAGCGCCGATTGCAGTGTTATTAGATGCAGTAGTATTTGCATCAAGTGCAGTCGCACCAACAGCTACGTTGTTTGCACCAGTGGTGTTGTCTGAAAGTGCCGACTTACCAAAGGCTGTATTGTTATCTGCAGTTGTGTTAACGCCTAATGCGTTAGCTCCCATTGCAGTATTTGAATCACCTGTAGTATTAGCATCTAAAGCATTTGCACCTACGGCAGTGTTTAATGATCCAGTGGTGTTTGCAAATAGCGAGTTTTTTCCTACAGCAGTTAAGTTAGTACCAGTAGTATTAGTGCCGCAAGATTGCCAGCCAACGGCAGTGTTGTTGCTTGTAGATGTTGAATCTAAAGCGCCGTGACCAATAGCAACATTTGCGGTCGCGTCAGTAAGTGCTCCGCCAGCGTTATAACCAATACCAATGTTTTGCGAACCGGTTGTCATTGACCCTAACGCGGCAACACCAAGTGCATGATTAAATGATGCTGTGGTATTAGCAGTTAGTGCGTTTCTGCCAAGAGCTACGTTGAAACTACCAGTCGTGTTTGCATCAAGTGCGCCTTGGCCGAGAGCAGAATTTTCCGCGCCCTCGGTATTTGCTGTAAGTGCCTCATCACCAATCGCCGTATTGTTTGCGCCTGAAGTATTTGCATCCAGTGCGTTGTTGCCAACAACCGTATTCGTCGCAACGTCGCCTGCTCCACGGCCAACAGTGACGCCTTGAACGCTTAGGTCATCGTCTTCAATCGTGACCGCACCAGTTGAGCTGATAACAACGCGGGAGTTGCCGCCAGTTGCAAAGGCAATCGAATCTGCACCAGGGCGCAGGATTCCTGTGTTGGTGTCAGACGCAAAGGCAAGGCCAGGAGCGGCGGCACTACCGTCCTCCATCAGCATCGTGCCGTCAAGCTCGAAAATTGTGATCCAAGCGTTGTTCGCTGAGTTTCTTAGTTTGAGCTGACCAGTCGTTGTGTCAGCCCACCATTGGTACGCATAAGTTGTTGATGGACTGCTTGCGTTGCTGTTATTGCTGACGATTGCGGCCAGTACGTTGTTGAGGTCAGCACGGACAGCAGCACCAGAAGCGTTGCTGATGATGTAGTCGTGTGTTGCCATTTTTAGGAACGCTCAGAGCCGTAACCGACCGCTTGGAACTGGAAGTTGCGATCAACAACGGCATTGTCACTGCCCCTCTTAAACACAACTGTGAAACCAGTCCTAGAAATCGAAGTCACTTCATAGTAATCGCCTGACGCGAGATTGAAAGCTGTAATGCCAATGCTTGGCGGCGTGTTGTAAAAAACGCCATCTTGGAAAAACGCATTCGTAAACGTCACAGCCTTGCCACCAGATGCTGTGCCGGATGCCACGACAGAACTGGTTTCTGTTCTCAACGGCATCTTGGCCGTAAAGCCAAGCTCATCCAACAACGGCGTTTGGTCCACGTGGTCGCTGCTTAGCTCGCACTTGAACTGAAACAACCGACCCTGAAAATGCCCGTTTCTAAGCGGTATCCAGTCACCAAATACCAAGTTGCTGTCTAGCTCGATGTTGCTGCTGTCTTCCAGTAACAGCTTGTCGCCGTCTTCCGTCAGCAAATCCTCTACTGCAATGCCAGTAGTAGAAGCTCGCAGATAGACCTCAGCATTTACATCGTCAGCCTCTAAACCATCAAAGTCGCTCCAGGTGTCGATGTTGACTGTGCGCTCATCAATGTCATCAGCCGGATACGTGCCGCGCATCA